TGTGGCAAGTTTATTGTTGTAGACGCTGATTCTCCAGAGGCTATGAACTGGGTAGAAAACAATTTACCACCTTGTCCATACAAAGTAGTAACTGGTAAGGGTATGCATTATTATTACAACAACCCACAAAATTACACTACATTTGCTACGAGAAGAACTCCAGAGACACCTATTGAAAGATTGATAGATATTAGAGGTGTAGGTGGATTAATCATTGCACCATGGAATAAGCATGCTAATGGGCAAATTTACAAACCTATAACCTTTCCAGATTGGAAGATAAATGACCACACAGATCTTCCAGACTTTACTGAAATAGAGTTTGCAAAAATTACTGGCGTGCCAAAGACAGAGACAAGCGTGCAAACAGCACCTTTTTTATTAGAGGGTGTATTGGAGGGATCAAGAAATGATGAGGCTGCTAGAATATCTGGTTATCTAATTTCTAAAAATGTAAACATTGAGTTTGTTAAGATCTTTCTACAAAACTGGAACAAAAATAATAATCCACCGTTACCACAAGAAGAGATAGAAAGAGTGGTCACAAGTGTTAAAAGCACACATGATAGGAAAAATCAGATCGCACCTTTGTTTGTGCAAGCGAGTGAAACCATACACAAACCAAAAGATTTATTTAACCCACCAGGTTTACTAAAAGATATGTTTAAGTTTTGTGAAGAGATAGCACAAGTGCCACAACCAGAGTTGTCTTTAATAGGTGCGTTAGCATTAGCAAGTGTGACTTGTGGCCGCATTTATAGGACAAACATGAATAACTTTTCTTCTATGTATTTTATGGGTATTGCAAAGTCTGGACAAGGTAAAGAGAACATCAAGACTTTCGTGGAGTCAGTGTTAAATGCTAGTGACCATGAAAAGCTTGTAGTAGGAGATGGTTATACATCCTCTGGTGCAGTGCACTCAGTCTTAAAAATGCGACCTACTCAAATAACCATCATGGACGAGTTTGGTAAAAGATTAGAGGCAATAGGAGCATCACAGAATACAAATAGAGAAGATGGTATACAAACATTGATGGAAGCATGGGGTAGGTGTCATGGAACATTACGGCCAGATAACTATTCATTGATGAATGTGCAAGAACAATACAAAGAAATGATGATGAGTCGTGTGACACATAAACCTGCTATTACATTGGTTGGTCTGTCAGTGCCAAAAAACTTTTACAAAGCATTAAATAGTGGTCGTATCGCAGATGGGTTTCTTAATCGTTTTGTTGTCGTAGAATCAAAAGAGCCTAGACGGGTAGGTGAGTTACGAAGATTTAAAGAGCCACCAACATCAATTGTTAACTGGATAAACTATGTTCGTAGACAAAGAGGTAATATGAGTGATGTATCACGGGATAATGCAGAGATAGACCTTGATCAAATAGTACTGAAGTTTGATAGAGAATCAGAAGAAATATTGCAAGATTTTGCCCGTGAGATCGTAAAACGCCAAGATATATTAGAAAAAGACAACCTAGAGCCACTTCTAAGCCGTTCTAAGGAGAAGGCTATGCGTTTAGCCCTGTTATGCACACTTGCCTCTAACGCTGACGCACAGACGATTACAGGCGATATTACAACATGGGCTGTGGATTTCATTAGATATTACGATCTGTTGTTTATAGAGGCTTGTAGAGACAAGGTTGCTAGCAGTGCCATGGAGGCCAAAATTAAGCAGGTGCTATCGTTTATAAGATCTAGAAACGGTGAAGGTATCTCTAAGCGTGAAGTAGATAGACATGAACTATTTAGAAGTATGAAGTCGTATGAGGTCAAAGAGATCATTGAAAGACTTAAAAATGCAGGTGAAATACAAGAGGTTGAAATCAAGATAGGTGGTAAAGGTAGGCCTGCTAAAAGATTTGTGGCCGTTGATCCAAACTTCTTTGAGGATATTTAACCAAGTATAGGTCTACCAGCTACACGTTCAGCAAACTCAATACGCTCTTCAGATAAAGGATCTGGTATCTGTGCTTGTGCTAGATCTGGTGACACAACCTCTGGCACTTCGGGTGTCTGCTGTATTGGTCTTATTAATTGGTTTATTTGATTCCTTAAATTATTAAAAATACCAAAACCATCCTCTGCTTGTTCTTCAACATCTTCGCTAGTAATTCCAACAGCAGTTGCTCCTCTATCTAAACCTTGATTTATCAGATCCACAGCACCTTCTGTGAGAGGCACCACTTCCCCATCTACCACTCGCAAACCAAATTGTCTAAGGGCTGCAGATAAAACTTTACTAGCTTCTCTGATTGAACCTGGATCTGTTCTTGACATGGCTCGTATAAAAGGTGGATAAGAGAACATTAGCTTTGCAACTAAAAGTCCAGTAAGCGTAGGCAAAGTATTTAAAGGTTGAAAAACTATGGCTGCTGAAAGACCAGCAGCTATCAATCCACCTGCTGCACCACCTCTTCCTGCCTCACCTGCTGTCAATTTATCAATAGAAAATTGTAAATCTCGTAAACCTCTTCTAGTTTCAACGCCAAACATTGCGTCTAAGGTTTCATCTCCAATAGAATCAAGCGATGTTTTTAAATTTTGTGCTCTGAATAAATCTGTTATTTTACCTTTACCATTCATGTCTATAGATTTAGACAGAAGTTTTTGCATGCTAGCTTGTTGTATGTCATTAAAAACTTCGTCTGAAACTGTATCTTTTAAAGTCCTTATTAATGTTGCTTGTCCTGGTCTGAATATGGCTCTAACAGTTTCATCTACAGTTTTGTTAGGTAAATCAGCTATGGCTCTTTGGGACTCAAACCTCATTCTATCGTCTGTTGCTTTAGCTAATTGTTTTAGTGAAGCAATCAATTGCTCACCACTGTCACTAGCTTTAAGTCCTCTAGATCTTGTTCGTGCATTGATGTCATATACCAATTTTTCAAGCTGTTTTGGTTTTGGGTTAAATCCAATTTTGTTAAGATCATTTATGGTATCTAACACTTTGCCACCTGTAGATATACCTGTCACAGGGTCTTGGAACAATAAATTAAATTTACCAAACTCTTTTTCAAACCGATTCATTTCTTTTGCAAATTGTGTAAAATTCACATCGGTAAGTTCATTTTCAGTAGATTCTCTTATTGCATTAGTAAATAACCTATTGCGTAAATCTGATTTAAGTTTGCTTTCATAAAAATTTTCAATAACATTGCCAGCTGCGTCTTTTTTCTGTTGCACAGGATCAATCTTTATATAATCATCATATTCACGTAAGGCTTGGAATATTCTTCTTAAATCATCCTCACTGCCATTAATTAAAGCCTTTGTGTAAACTTCATCAGCTTGAATAGCACTATTTCTTGAGTTTGATATGAGATCATCAATTGCTTGATCGTCAAACGGTTCCATACGCTCTGCAAAGGTTCTATTTGCATCACGCAGTTCTTCCAAAGCATTTGCTAAATCTTTTTTCAATGCAGGTTGCATACGTAAATCTTTACCAAGTGCAAGCTCTATCTGATTCATGCCATCAATTTCTAGCTCAGTTAAAATACTGTCTGCATTGTTTACACCAGGGCGTGTATCATCAAACATTCTTGCTATGTTAATTACAACTTGTCTTTCGTCTGATGTTTCTAAAACATCTCTATAAAACCTGTTTAAAAAATGTATGTCATTCCTAATGTTTAATAAACTGTAATTACCAGTTTCTGCTTTTTCAATAGCATTACCAATCAATCTTTTAAGTTGCCCTCTTACACCGCTTCCTAATTCTGCACCAGGTGGGACTAAATCTTGGAACACACTTTTTGTAGAGTCTAAATCTAAATATTCATCAGCTTTTCTAAGGTGTTTTAAAATAATATTGTTTATAGCTCTATTCATAACAACTGATTGTTCGTATTCTAAATCAGACTTAAGGATAGGGTTGCCTGCAGCATCTCTTGCTATTCTAGCTTGTCCATCAGCTCCTACTTCAAAAAGTTCTCTTTGGCCTTTAAAATTTGCAAATCTTTGATCAAGCCTATGGAATCTTTCTCCAGATTGATCCATGACAAGTTTTCTAGCCTTAGCCATAGTTTTTTTGACTTCTTCACCAAAAGCTTTGTTCGCAGGTATGTTGCCATAATCACGCACTTGTATAACTTCTTCGCCTATATCATCAAGGAGTTTTCTTAGCTCGTTTGTTACTTTTCGTTCTTTTAATCTAAGCTTCTCTGTTGCATTAGCAACTTGTTCATCTAAACCTCTTTTAGA